CAAACGTGCTGGTGCTGACACCACACGTCAAACGTGATCGCCGTCGGCTGATCGCTCCGGCGTGCCGCCATCCGGCGGCGCATCCACCATCCGGCCTGAACGTAGTTCTTGTTCAAGCCCCAGTTGACGCCAAGGATCGGGTGGCGCGTGTTGCTTTCGAGGTACGGAACCTCCGTCAACGGAATGCGGCGAATCATCGCTCGCCCGTTGTAGTTGTCAAGGTCGGGGCCGTGGTTGTCGTTCTGCGTCTTGCAAAGATCTTCGAGCTCAAGTTCCGTCGGCAGGTTGCAGTACACCATCCAGTTGTGGCCTGTGTTGTAGTCGTCGATCAACATGGGGTTGATCGGCGCCATGAACTTCGTCTTGGAAAGCGCGGTCCGCACTTTCAAAACCAAGTCGTCGAACGTGACCGAGGTATACTGTGCCCCGTAGGACTTCCAGCCGGTATAAACCGTCGGGTCAAGCCCGGCGATGTCCGTGTAGCTCGTGGGATACGTGCCGACGAACCCTTCCGTCGCACAGTACGGATACCAATACAGCAAGCCTTGCGGAACGAGGTTCCGGTCGGCATACGCCGCGTTGCCCCACCCCTGAGCCTCAATCTTTTCGTGCAGGCGAATCATCGCGTTCTGAGCGCGATTCGTGATGTGATTGAAGATCTGGTGCTCGCCCTGATTGAACTCTTCTTCGAGTTCGTCATAGGACCAGTCGGTATGAGTACCACGCATCTGCATGGTCCCCTGCTTCGCATGGTCGCCGACGCTTCGCTCGTAGACCTGGAACGCCGTGAAGTTCGTCGCGGCTTCCCCCATGTCCACGTTCACGTCAAAGCGAATGTCTTTGCCGCCTTGAACGCTGACAACGCTTTGCCGGCTGATCTTGTTGGCGTATGGGTAGCCGCGAAGTCGGCTTGGATCGATATTGCTGATCCGTCTCTTTTCGTCGCGAAACAAAACCGCTGTCGCAAGGTCAGCGATCTCGTAATAGGTTGCCATCAGACTTTCCCCCTAAAGTGTGCGGAACTGCCTACCCCGGCAGAAAGTCCGCTGGTTCTTTGTCTTCCGCATCCACGCGAACTTCCGTGTCTGGCGATTTCCATTTCAAACGCTTTTCTTTGATGATGTCGATGATCGACTTCTCACCCTGCCGCTCGGAACCCTTCGCCAAGGCCCCGTTCGTGTACCTTTCCTTGACCTCCACGGGAACTTCCTTCTTCGCTTCCTTCTTCGAAGGCATCAGGTCCAGCGCGCGAAGAGCGCGTTGCAGCCGAACCGACTCGTCAACGAAGTTCCCGCTGTCACGCTCGGCCACGAACTGGGCCTGCATCTGCTGCATCAGGTCGTTCCACGCTCGCTGACCCTTCGCCGAGTTGTCGAACTGCTTCGACAGGCCAGCGTCGATTGCCGAAAGATGCCCCTCGATGCGTTGCCGTACCGAATTCGCTTGCGTGGCCTGCAACGCCGGTTCCGTGTCCCGCTGCTTCGCTTCCAGCCCCTTGAGCTTCGCGAAAAGAGCCTTGATCGGTTTTGCAATCGTCGGATCGACCAACGTCTCGTCGTCCAGCGTCTTGAGCAGATCTTCGTCCGGATCGACCGGCCCCGGCGCCTTCGTCGCCTTGGCCATCTCCTCACGCAACGCCCGAATCTCGTTCGCCGTTCGCTCGGCCTGGCGAATCGCCCGATTCAGTTCCTTCTGATTCATCTCCGCGATGTCTTCCTCGTCGATCCCGGCTCGAACTGCCCTTGCAAGCAACTCCATCGGGATCTGAGCCGGCGTCTCGGTCACAGGCGTTTCGGCCTCGACCGGAGTCTCGGGAGTCTCGACCGGCGTTTCGGTTTCGACAGGAGTCACAACGGCGAATTCCTTGCTTTGCTTGGCAAGTTCGCGGTCGAAGTCCTCGATCGTCGCCTTCTTGTCGTCCGGTGTGTATTCCGGTTCAAAGATTTCGTCAGCCATGTTTTCTCCTAAAGCGAAGCAAGGAAGATCGCCATGCGGCAAGCCGCAGTGTTGGCAATCACGTAGGGAGACTGAGCGCCGGACCCTAAATGCAAAAAGCAAAAGTTGATCCCCTGGCCGCTGCCGCGCGGGAACAACTTCGCGAAGATCGTCCCACCCGTGCCCGTCTTGACCTCGATATAATTCGTTGGGTCAAGATTGATGAGCAGGCAAACGCCGCGCGTCGAGATATCTCCCGCGCCCAGCGATACCGCTTCCTCCGAGGTGGCGACCGATTGAATGCTCTTGTGGTGGAGTTGAGTTGAAATCGTGCGAACCGTGTCGGCATCCAAGACGCTCAAGGCGTCCTGAACTTCGCCATTGTCGAAACTGATCTCGACCGAAGCGGCAACCGTCATCTCGCTCGCCATTGCCGACTCCAAACGAAAAAGGTCCACCAAGCCGAGTAGTGAACAAAACGAAAAAAGCCGTAACGGGGTAGCGCCCGCTACGGCTTCTTGTTCTGTTGGTGGCATGAGCGATAGCTAGTCGCTGACGTCACTACTCGGCTTGGTGGACCTTAAAACCCGCCTGGACCGCTCTCCAACACGATCCAGGCGGTTGCACCCGACATCATTTTTACGCTAACGCGATCTTCGCATTCTGTCCAGATCAATTAGTGTATTTTTATCCAGTTACTTGCCCGTAGCCCCCATCCCGGTTCCGATAACCGTGGGCCTTGTTGAAGTCCCTGAGGTGCGCATTGTCCCTGATAATCGCCTGCCCCGTCTTCCTGTCGAACTCCGTCGGAACCCCGACTTTCTTCGCGTGCGCTTCCGCTTCGTCGCATTGACTCGGATGCACGCCAAGGCTGTCGCTCTTGATCGGCCAAGCCTTGCTCGACTGCATCAACGTCGCTTGCGGCTTGTTCGCCTTCAGCAAATCGTCGATCTTGTTCGGGCAAAGTTTGTCGAACTCATCCTTCGTCACTTCCTTGTCATCGACGTAGTAGATGTTCTTGCCGCGTGTCCCAAACACGATTTTCACCTTCATGTCAGGCTGCTCCCATCTGGCCAAGGTTGCTGGCGGTCGGCCCGGCCATCTGACCGTTCGCCATGCTTTGCATGATGACCTGCTGGTTCGCTTCGTCGCTCATCCCCGGACGTGATACGCGCGTGTGAATCGTTTCCTCTGGCCCGCCCTGCGGACCCTGCGGATTCTGTGCCGCCGCCTCCGATGGACCCTGCACGCCAACCAACTTTTCCAGCAGGTCGATCATGTCCGGATTGTTCGTGTACTTCGCCTTCAAGCGAATGTAGGCGTCGAGCAGATCGCTCACACCCGGCTGACCAAACAGCGGCAACGTCGGCAAGATGAAGTTCTTCACCAAGTCGTCAATCATCATCACCCGCGTCTGCGGAGTCTGCGATTGGAGCGAGTACGGGTCGATCGTGATCTCCATGTCCTCGAACCGCTTGCCGTATCGGTCAAGCGGATCAAGCTTTCGCGCTATCTGAAACTCCGATGCCGCTTGCGGAGAATACGTACTCTCCATCGTTTCTTCCGGGTGCATCCACCAGAACCACGCCAGGGCCAACATCTGACGCTGCGAACAGGCCGCGACTCTCACGCCCATCGCATTCACCAGATTCGACGCGCTTTGCGTCACCAGCTTTTCCTGCGATGCCGTGTCCGCCTGAGATTGCAGACCGCCCAAAGCGTCGAGGTTGCCGGCGAACCGCGAAAACTGCTGCATCCCGTTCATCGTCCAGTTCGTCACCGGAACATTCGGCCCCATACCCACCGATACCGCCTTGACCAAATCCGGCGAATTCGACTGCACCATCGTCCCATCAACCGCGTCCTGCACCTTCGATCCGTCTTCCGCATCGCGATAGAACACGACCTCCTTGGCCCGGCTCGCCTGATTGTTCAGCTTCTTCCAATGACTGTTCATCTCCCGGTGCATGTCGATCAAGTCCATGATCGGCGACTTCGGCAGCAAGTTACCAGGAACCTCAAGGAACATCAGAAAATCGTAAGGGCCGCACTCGGGCCCAACCCAATCCTGAACCAGCAAAGGCGTCTCGAAATCACCGTCCGCGTCAAACGTGATAATCACCCTGTCCAGCGAATCGTAAACCTCCCAGAGTTCCACGTAATCGCGATACCCGTCATCGAACTGAGAACGCCCGATCGATTCAAGAACCTCGTCGCCGCCCTCGTTGAACATCTTGTCTCGGCGAGGAACCAGCTGCTTCCGAGCCTTCTTGTCGAACAACTTCGATTGCGAAACGTCTTCCAGGAGCGCGCAATACTTGTGACCCAAGTACTGGCACTCCGAAAACTTCACCGCCCGCGTGTCGCAGCAGAACTTTTGAAAAGAGATGTTGCTGATCGCCGGTTGCCCGACTGCCTTGTGATACCCGCTGAAGCGTGATTCCGCCGGTGCCGTGATCGACGTCTTCGCGATGCCGACCAAAAACAATGCATCCTGAACTTGCTGGCGAAGAACGTCCGCATAGCCCATCTGGACCAGACGGCGATTGCCCCACTTCTCAAACGTGCCGATCATCGACTTGAGTGTGCGGTCGAACGTGCTGACCATCATCCGCGGCTCGGCCCCTACGAGCGTGCCCATGATGATCTTCACGTACAGAGACAGCAAATTGACGGGATTGCAAACGTCGTTGTCGCCGTAGTTCGACCCAGCGAACTCACAGACGGCATCGTAAAGTTTCATCCGGTACGATTGAAGGTTCTGGTAGTCCTTCTTCATCGTCTCGGCGAGTTTGGGAAGATCGACGCGAGAGGATTTTTGCGAGCGCGACACCATGGCTTGAGCCCAAGCCCGCTACGGCGCTACGGCAAACTCTCGGAAGCTACCCCGGAGTCTGCTAATACCTCACCCCAGACCAACCCGAATACAATTCCCTCGATCGAAGACGGTCTTTCGCGTCCTGCTGCTCGATCCAGGCCATCGAGCCAACAGGAGGCGCCTTCTGCTTTTCTTCCTGCTCGGCAGGCAAGCCGCCGCCGCGCTCTACCAACATCTTATAACACAAAGCGTCAGCAATTACACGGTCGCCGTGATTGTCTTCCGCCCCAGACGGATCTTCCGACTTGTTCAACGTCCCCTGATGCTTCGGACCCGTCGGCGAATTCACGAACGCAAAACACTCCGTAAGAGCCTCCTTCGAGCGATTCAAGAACGCCCGCGTCGATAGGCCCGACTGGTAAGCCAGCAACCACGTCCGCTTCGCGTGACCCGTCGGACTGCAACCAGGCGTCTTGCTCTTTTTCTTCGACCAACGCAACTCATCCTCTGGAAAATACACCGCGTTATACCCGAGCGCCACGACCTCGGCCCCGAACGTGTTCCCCGGGCCCTGCTTCTCCCATGTGAACAACGCCGCATTCCCAGGAGACGAAAGCCAGCGGCACAGAGCCACACAGATCGCCGCGAACTCCTTCGGGTCCATGTGCGGAGTCGCCAACTCCAAAACCTTTTCCCCCGTATCCACCCGCGCCGCCGAGAAACAAGAATTCGTCGTGCCCACCCCCAGCGAAATGTCCGCTCCCGCCACGTAAGGCGCCCGCATCAACCGATTCCCCGAATCCAAATCCGCCCATAACTTGATCCTCCCGCCACGAACCTTCACGAAACCCTTCGGGTCCCCGTCGTCATCATACTCCAATTCACCCTCCCACAACGGGGGACGGGCATTCTGCAAACTGTACTCCGCAAGCATGTCCTCATCAAAGAACTTGAACCCAGACCCCTCCCAATCAACCTCCAACTGAAACTTCACGTCCCGGTCATTCCCGCGCCGAATCCGCTCCGCATCAAACCATGGACTGTGCCACTCAAACACCCCATCCATGTCAAACTTGTAATTGCCGAAATCGAACGACTTGTCCAGCAACTTCACTTCCCGACTCCGCTTGTCGATCCAGTGAAGCCCCTTTGCCTTCTTCGGATGCTCCCGCCAGTGAATCAAAATGCTCCGCATCTTCCCCTTTTCCGCCTGATCCACCAACTCGTAGCTCGGATGCGCCTTCCCCATCTCCTGATTCGGAGTGAAATTGTAAATACAGCAATCGCTCACATCATGCATGCCCGACTTCACCAGCCGAGCATCCACCGGATCAAACAGCGAGAACTCGTCGATAAACACAGCCGTCGCTCGACCGCCAACTCCCGACGCCTTCGTTGTCGACGCACCCGTTATCTGCGAATTCGTCTTCTTGTACATCACCTTCATCTTCGTGTACTGTATCTGCTTCTCATCCTCCCAATTCAACATCCACGGCGGAAGCCACTTGTGAATGAACCGCAACTTCCAGAACAACGAATCCGCATCCTCCGAATCCACCAACGCCGCCGTCCTCGACAATGCCAAAAACTTGTTGTCCTTGAAGAACTGCGCCTTGTGGTCAAACGAGTAGACGTTGATCCACGATGCACCCATGTCTCGCGACTTCTGAAAGAGGAAGTTCTGCGCGTCGTCGATCGCCGATTGAACCTCCCGAAATGCCCTGTCCTGAAACGGGTACGTCACAAACGGGATCGCCTTGCTCCCAGACAACCGCGGATCATACGTCCAACCAAACACGTTCACGTAAAACAAAATGTCCCGCCGGCACGCCTCCACCAGCGAAACCTGCAAAAGACGGTCATTCAGCGCCTTCTCCAGAACGTACTTCCGGAAAGCCAGATTCTCCACCAATTCCTTAGGAACCTGCTCGTAGTGCATCAAATAGCCCTGATCGCCTTCGCTAAATCTCTACCCGATACAACCCTGTCGTCCAGCGAAGCAGTCAGCATGTAATATTCTTCCGGCACTTGCGAATACATCCCATCCTTGAAATACTTGAACCCCTTCATCACATGCGGCTCACCACTCAACTGAGTAGCACATTGCGCCGCCGGTCATTCAGTCATGTCACCAAGATCAAATATCTCGTCCGGTCGCGACTCCACAAAAGCCAATATCTCACCCAATGGCAACTCCTTCATTTCTTCTGTCCTGATCCTGATGGTCTTTGGTTTCATTCGTCGCCCCCAACGGTTTCCGCGATTACCTGATCGATTTTCTTGATCGCATCAATTGTCAGTTCGCCGCTCGATACGAGGCCGTTCAGGCATTCAACCAGTTTTTCGCGGTCATCTTCGAGCTTTTCAATTCGAGCTTTCAGTTTGTTCTCAACGCTTGGCCGGTAAACGTACCTCTCGGCCTCATCACGTTTCCTATATTCATCAGCGATGTCTTGCAGATTTTTCATAAATTCAAAGCGGCACAGCGAGCGGCAAGGTGACCGATCATGTTTTCCCCTTCTTCCACTCCGCAAGCAAGTCATCCACCAACCGCATCAACGGCGCAACATCCCCCTCCTCATCCCTCTCATGCTGCGGTCCCAACTGAGCCTCAACCCACTTCCGCGTCAACCAATCCCGGTTCTTCAAGTCCTTCCGACACCACTTCAACAAATTCTCCACCTTACCATCTTTCGGCTTCGCATCCTTGTCATCCACATGCGCAAGAACCCACTCCAAAGAAGTCATCGTTCGCTTCTTCGCACGAGGCCGAACCTCCACTATCCCCTTCGTCCTACCGCGAGGCATATCTCACCCCCTTCGCTGTACCAACTTACACCACCAAACAAATTACCGCAAGAGAAGCGCAACAATAGCGCAAGAGTGAGAAGCGCCCACCAATCCCCACCTTTGACCACCATTTCGACCACGTAAAACCCAGACTTGACCCAGACTTAAACCCGCACATACCCGCACATACCCGCACATACCCGCACATACCACTTACGTCAATTCAACCCCAAGCGCCACCATCGGACACACCCTCATTTCCCCTGATAAAATCCAGGCTCCCAGAAATCACACCCATTTCCAAGAATCGACGTAAGTCCCATTTCACACCAAAATTCCACCACTTTTCACCCAAAAAACTACCCAACTTACCATTTCCCACTCCCAATGACCAGGCAATGTACCGGAAGTAAGGACAACCATCCCCTCACGCCAAATCCCGCGACTCGCGGGACCGCTCACGAAACTACCCAACTTCACACTTCCCAGCTTTCCATTTCCCAGATTTTTTCCCGCACTTTCCCCAGATTTTTCTCCGTAAGTGGGGGTCAAGTCTATCAACAACCCGCCCGCCGGCGGGGGGGGTCGGGTTCCGGATACAGGAATCGTGCACGCCGCAACATCGTTCGCAGCATGGGCTTGCGGGCATGACCACTAGCGTACACAGCTGGGGGTCAGCTCGAAAATAGGGGAAAAATGGGCGTAAAGGTCGTGGAAACTGACCTGCATTACGCGCTGTTTCGTCGCTCTTTCGGCCGTGTTTCGGCCCAAAAGGTTGACGTCCGGAGCATAGGTAGAGAGGCTTGATTGGTGAAAGAGAGGGGAAACATGAGTGATTCATTGTGGGACGTTGGCGCATGGTCGCATGGTGAGGAGTCATTGACGGCAGTTGAGCGAGTACCATTCATTTACATTCAGGGAGAAGCACATGAAGACGAGCAAAGCGAGCATCATCAGGGGGATTATGGAGTTAGGATTCACTGGCAAATCGCCGAATACCCTGCGAAGATGGAGCAGCGAGCAGCTTGAGGAGTTGCTGTCTTCGCTCAAGGCGGAGAAGCTTGGCGTGTCTGATCCAGTACCGATGGCGCCTATCGTTTCGAGCGATATGGCCGATTACGTGGCAGCTTCGGCGCCCGTGGTTGTGCCGAGTGACAGAGAAATCTACATTGCGGCGCTAAAATCTATCGCTCCAGCGCCGCCGGC